TAGCTGAAAATTAGGAAATACCCCGAAAAAAATTTCGGGCCATTTTTTACGCCAGAGGTCGCTCAAAACGACCTCTTTTTTTATGGTGAAATTATTCTTGGATTCTCTGTTTTTTTCAAATCTTCATTCACAAATTGTTCTGATGGTTTATATTCCATAATCTCTGCAAAGTCCTCTAAGAATAAACTCAGATATTCACGTTTCAAAATATTAATCTCTCTTTTTTTATCATTAAGATCAGTTTCGTGTTCAAAAAAGGTAAACGATGTAAGTTGTGATTCTGTTCTCAAAACCCCATTGTCTAAAAAAGTAACTGAGTGTCCAGCTGGAACTGTTAGACCCTCTGGTTGAATTAATCTACCTCTTGAGTCTCTTATGAGTTTAGTTTCGTAGTGATGAATATTTGATATTTCTTGACTCGTGTATTTTCCATTTAGATAAGTCAAAAAATCTTGATTTCCCATAGGCCATTCATCTCTGACATGAATAATATTATTTGTTGTTAATACAACCCAATCCAATCCAGAATCACCATAAAAATTATATGCGACCTGATCTGGTCTTTCGTCACCTTGCACAGAATATTTTGTAAAAGCTACAAGTTCATCAAATATATCAT